AGCCTGTATCTGCGAGCTTCGTGTTCTGGGAGGGTCTTTAGGTCAGTTAGGACTGTCTGCAAGTCTAACCTTCCAGCAGAGATTGAAGGATTGGCTGCCTTTAGAGCATCGGGGTCAGTCACCTTCGCGTGTTGCGGTGCTTCCCAGCAGAAGAACCCAAAGCGCTCTAGTTCCGGATCTCCACTAGCTGCGGTCTGCCCTGACTTGTAAAGCTCTAGCAGTGTCTCGCTGTTCTGATCGCCTGCTGTAGTAATCCCGATAACAATGCCATCCTGTCGCTGCGCTGTTCCTAGAACAGCTGCGCTCCACATACCCTGCTTTGCTAGGTGCAGTTCGTCAAACAGACAAAGTGAGATAGGGATACCCTGAAGTGCGCCCTCTTTAGCCGGCTTCACGTCATAACGCCCTGTGCCGTCTGCTGTCACAATGCCACGCGACTCTGATGCTTTCTTGAAGCGCCTAGACAGAAAGTTATTGCTTTGAATAACGAACAACACTCTGTTGTAGATAATGCGAGCCTGATCTATAGAGCTTGCCAGTGAGATAACGCTTGCTCCGCTGCGCTGGTGCATAAGCATTCCGTAAACACCCAAGATAGCTGCGAGCAGTGACTTTCCGTTCTGTCTCCCCATTGAGATAACGACCTGGCGATAGCGTAGTTGCCCTGCTAGCTCGTGTCCTTCTGGGTAGCGCTCAAGAACGTGAGTAAGTAACCAGCGTTGCCACTCATCTAGCTTTATCCCGTCTGGGTTCTCTGGGCTGCGCCATGCTACATCTACTAGCTTCAGCAGCTGATCGCCGTCACTAGGAAAGTCCTCAGATAGCGGTTTAGTCCAGATAGAAGGCAGTTGTAGCACTAGCGCGTTAGCAATTCCTCAATAGGATCAAAGTCAATGTGACTAGCAGCTAATTGCCTTTGTAATTCAAGCACAGTCTTGCGCAACTCAGCTGCGGTAGACGTATTCGCCTCTTTGTCAAAGTTGGCAGCTAGCCTGAGAGCTAATCCTGCTAAAACCTTTTGCTCCAGGTTCAAAGACAGTTCGTCCAACCAGTTCTGAATTGCTTTCTCTATCATTCGGTTCTATTCCTCAAATAATTTGTTTAGTGCGTGAAAAAGTCAGTGCTTGCGCGGGATTGGCAGCGAGCCTAGAAAAAAGCCCGGGGTGGTGCTGCGTGCCTTCCAGCGATTTTTGCGTGTCTGCCCTTTCTGCGCCCTTTCAGCGCCATTACCCAAAGCGCCCTGGGTAGTGTCTCAACTTTACCAGCGTGGCGACCTCCAGGCGGTTCTGATAAGGGTGCGGTCTTGCTTGCGCCCGTTACAACTACGGCACATTGATTGCAAGTTACTGATGTCATGGTTTGGTTCTCCGTTCTGTGTTGGCGGGACTATGTGATCTATCGTCCAATCTCCCCCCGCCAGTTCTTTTTCACAAACTACACATACAGGCTCTAAGACTGTTTTCGCGTAGGCTCTCGCTTTCGCCCAGTCTGTCGAGTTGTGCCAGTCTGCCATTTTCCTTTTCCGTAGCAGTCCCTACATGGGACTTGCCTATTACTTCTATCGTGATGCTCTGTTGAACACTTTGGACAAATCAATTGTAATTACTCCCAAGTCATTGAGTAGAGCAACAACAAACCATGCAAAGCCAGTCATGAGCAAGATGATTGTTAGTAGTGGTGCGTTGTAGGCAATCCATCCAATGATGAAGTGAACACCTACTATTGCTAGGGCTGTGCCTAGTGCTATTGCAAAGAACTTCATGTTCTTACCTTTCTGTGTGTTACTAACACTATACATTGAACACGCTGCCTGTGAAGTGTTTATTGCGTTCTAGCTCGAAGCAAGTCAGTCCAGGCTGTGAGTCGCTGCCCTGGGTCAGCCTGAACCAACTGCTTCCGTTATCCATAGTTTTGCCTTGTATCCAATACCTGCTGCCCCCGTTTGCCGAAAGTCCTAATTCTTGGACACGCAGATGGTGGAAGTGACCGGTTAGCCCTATGGTTGCTGCTGCTACCGGCTGGTTTCCAAAAGCCTGTTTCTCCCACCATTGGGGAACTGCTTCTGGGCGATTGCTTTGGTGTCCATGCCACAAACCAAGAATGTGAAATGAGTCACCAAATACATCTAGTGCAAGAGATTCATCGCTTGGTTCTGGCACTAGAATCCTGAGATCAGTGTTTGTTTCTTTGGCTAGCCTGTGGAGCTGCTGTGCAATGACAACGCCCCAATCATCCTTACCAGGCTGTCCTACTGTTTGCTTGTGAAGTCTGAATTGACAATGATTAGAAGCGACTGTTGCATAAGTCACCGGTGCATACTTAGCAGCCCGCTTGACTATCTCCCACATAAGCGAAGCTGCC